ATAACAGCCGGTATCACTGCGTCGGTTTCGCTCGCAGCGACGGATACGAAAGATACCGCCTCCGTAACGGTTAGCGCCACCACATCGGCTTCGCTTGCCGCGACCGAGACGACCGATACGGCGTCAATCAGTGCAAAAACGATTACCCTAATCAGCGCGGCTACCACCTCAACTTCTGCGGCTTCGGTTCTTGCGGGAGTAGTCTATCTTGCGTCTGGCGCAACAAATGTGGTATCTGTAGCCACTGCGGTTGCACGCACTGTAACTGGGGTTAACGCATCTACTTCGGCGGTAAGTTCAGCTTCCGCGACTGCACGATTTTTGTGGGAGCCGCAACCGGGAACGACGGACACTTGGCAAAACCAACCCGTGTCGTCCCAATCGTGGACTATATTATCTAACGGAACCGATACGTGGCAAAAGGTTGCTTAAATGGCAAATGCAAATACTACCAACCTCAATCTTATAAAACCTGAAGTCGGTGCCGATACCGACGCATGGGGTGGGCATCTCAACACCGATCTGGATACCCTTGACGGCATTTTTGCCGCTGCCGGTACAGCCGTTGCAATCAATCACTTAGGTAAATCCGTTACCGTTACCGACAATCTTTTTTATATCAAAGACAACACCGACGCGACAAAAATCGCCCAATTTGACGCGGGGTCGATTACCACTGCTACGACCCGCACATATATTTTACCGGATGTAAACGACACATTGGTTGGGTTGGCCGCAACCCAAACGCTTTCGAACAAACTTCTTTCGGGAACTACTGTAGTTGGGTCTTCCGACAACGGAGTTTCCCCCGCAGCCGGAACTTTACGCGGAGCCAATGGCGCAGGCACAAATATTGCCGGTGCCACTGTAACAATCAGCGCGGGCAACGGTACTGGTACCGGCGGTTCGGGTTCAATCAATTTCAATACTGCCGCTGCGGGTTCAACTGGTTCGACTGCAAACACGCTTGCGACTGCGATGACGATTAGCAACGCGGGCGACGTAGGGATTGGAACGACAGCAACTGGAGAAGGTACTCTCACCGTTTATTCCGCGACGACTGGTACGCCCGCAACAACGGGATCAACGGATACCAGCACTGCAAACCGTGTACGCGGCGGTACCACCGCATTGGATACAGGCGTGTACGCAGCGGGTCAAACATGGATTCAAAGTCGTGCGTACAATAATTACGCGACGAATTACGACCTTGTATTACAGCCAAACGGCGGCAACGTCGGTATTGGAACCGCTTCGCCGGGCGTTAAATTCGAAGTCGCGGGAAACATGAAAGCTACAGCTTCTAGTTTTCCCAGCATTTTTGTAAACAGTACGGCTTCTGGCAGTTATAAAGGCGCTATTATATTTCAAAACAGTAGTACAGCCAAATGGGAAATGGGTGTCGATACTAGCTCGATAGGTAATAACAATTTCTATTGGTACGATAACGTCGCTGCCACCGAACGCGGTCGGTGGGACGCAACTGGTAACTTCCTTATTGGTCAGAAAAGTTATGATCCTATTGGAGCGCGAACCAACGGTATAGCTATTGGTCCTGCTACAGTATCCGGTAGTGGTATGCATATCCGCGCAGATTCTGGCGGGGTTAGATTTGGTGTTAACACGTCCAATGGCACAAATATTGGGTTTTATGCGGATAACGGTACAACGTATATAGTTGGTGGAACAATCAGCACCAGCGTGTCAGGCACTACTTACGGCACGTCATCTGACTATCGCCTAAAGGAAAACGTGCAACCCATGTTAAATGGGCTTGCTACAATCGCTGCGCTGAGACCCGTTACCTACGATTGGGTGCTCGATAAGTCAGCAGGCGAAGGTTTTATTGCGCATGAGTTACAGGCCGTAATTCCGTTCGCCGTATATGGCGACAAGGACGCTACCAATGAAGACGGTTCACTTAAACCGCAGCAAGTGGATTATAGCAAAATTGTTGTGCGCCTTGTAGCGGCAATTCAAGAACTTAAAGCTGAGTTTGACGCGTACAAAGCAACTCATCCGTAAGGAACTAAAATGGCTATTACCTACTTGGTGCTCGATGCAAGCAAATTTTGATGACTCTTTCGCTTGGCTGATTGTCCACGAAGGCGGTTACTGCAATGACGCGCACGATCCCGGTGGCATGACCACTTGGGGCGTGACGCATATTGATTGGGCAGAATGGATCGGCCACGAACCAAGCGAGGCCGAGATGCGTGCAATCACGCAGGACGACGTGAAACCTTTATACAAGAAAAAGTATTGGGACGTGCTGTCATGCGATGAGTTGCCGAATGGCGTTGATTACGCCGTGTTTGACTTTGGAGTCAATTCCGGCATCGGTCGTGCGGCTAGGTTTCTTCAAAAGATTGTGCATACCACGCAAGACGGTGTGATTGGGCCGCAAACCCTTGCCGCCGTCGATGACTTTGACCCCGCGCTTATTGTCAAAGAACTATGCGACGCACGCCAGCAGTTTCTCGAAAGCCTTTCGACGTTTAGTGTGTTTGGAAAGGGTTGGACGCGCCGCGTACAAGAAGTCGCTGCGACCGCCGAACAAATGGTGGCGTAAATGACGTTAGTACCCATCCAACTCCCACCCGGTTTAGAACGGAATAACACTCCTTACGACACGCCGGGCGCGTGGTGGGATTCGAATTTGGTACGCTGGCAATCCGGTTCGATGATGCCCATCAAAGGCAATACGCAGCTTACGACAAACCCGTTAAATACCGTTGTGCGCAAAATTCATATGTGGCGCGATAACAATAACGCCCGAAAATTGTTAATCGGTACGAACTCAAAACTTTATACGGATAGTAGCTACACCGACATTACCCCAACGGGTTTTGTACCTTTTTCGTCAACGCTTGCCGCTTCATACGGGGCTGGGCTTTACGGTAAAGGTGTTTACGGAAAAACAGGAACAACACCGTCAACTTTAACGACGACTTATTCGTTTTGGACTTTTGGAAATTGGGGCGAAGACGTTATTTTGACCGCGACCAGCGACGGTCGTTTGTTTTATTATACATCATCTACCCCGACGGTTGCGCCAACCGTTATCACCGCTGCCCCAACTTCCAACAACGCTGTTCTGGTAACGGATGAACGGCATGTGATGGCAATTGGTCAAGGCGGTGGCGGTGGATCAAGCCGCCGCGTAGCGTGGTCTTCAAGAGAAGATTACGCTGATTGGAATTTTTCTTCGGTGACAAATACTGCCGGGTTTCAAGACCTTCCAAGTCGAACTCCTTTGCTTAAAGGCGTAAAAGTTCGCGAAGGCGTGCTTATTTTTTCAATGACGGATGTTTTCTTAGCCCAATACGTAGGAACGCCATATATTTACGGTTTTCAAAATCTTGGCACAACCCAGATGTTGCACCCAGACGGCATAGCAACATTTAATGGCAAAGCCGTCTGGCTCACGCGGAATGGGTTTCAGATTTATTCTGGTGGGTTTATCCAGCCATTAGACTGCCCTATTCTCAACGATATTTTTGCAGAAATGGACCCTTCCTATGGCCCGTTCCGTATCCATGCTTCGCATAACGGCGTATTCCCAGAGGTTTGGCTTTTCTATTCAACCACGAGCAACGTGGAAGCCAACCGTTACGTGATATGGAATTACCAAGAGAATTGGTGGGCGCGTGGGTTTATGTCCCGCAGCGCAATGGCACCCGCGGAAGTTTTTACGTATCCAATAATGGGCGCGTCAAACGGCCACGTTTATCAACACGAAACTGGCTACACCGACAACGGCACATCGCGTGTGGGTCAGATATACGTGGAAAGCGGGGCGTTGGGGCTCGGCGACGGTGACCAAACCTTGCATGTGCAAAGTATGCTTCCCGGTACAGGACATGGTTATAGCAATCTATCCGTTAATTTTTATTCACAATTTACGCCAGAAGGTGCTGAAACGACATTTGGCCCGTACGCGATGCGCTCGAATGGATACATGGATACTCGCGTAAGTGGGCGTGAAACCCGTATTCGTTTTGCAGCTACTCAAGATGCGGATTGGTCGATTGGTAAATTACGATTCGATGTGTTGCCCGGAGGCCAAAGATGAATATACAGTTTCCAGTTCCGCCTGCTGAAATTACGCAAGCCTATATGATTCAGGTTCTTGACATAATTCGAAAAGCATTCGTGCCTTTGGTTTCCAAAGATCAATCGATTTCCCGTGTTTTGCTTGAATCCCCAAACGGTACAAGTTATTCGATTACGGTATCCGATACGGGGGTAGTTACAACGGCGGTGAATAGTGGTAAAACAAGGGACATTTGACGGTCTGCCACCTGATGAAATTATTCGGCGCATCGAGAAGGCGCTGGCCCACGGCGGGAATACGCATACGTGGGACGACATCAGACAAGGTTTGATCGAGGGGAAATATCAAATTTTCTGGAATCCATTTGGGGCTTGCATCACGGAAATCGTGGATGCGCCCCAAAAACGGTACCTGAACTGTTTTGTGGTTGCGGGCCAATTGCCCGAAGTCATGGAACTTCAAGATGAGGTCGATAAATTCGCGCTAATTCACAACTGCGCTTACATGATGACTAGCGCGAGAATGGGTTGGCAAAAAGTGTTACCAGATTACGGGTGGAAAGCCGTTAGAACGGTTTTTATTAAAGACGTTGAAGGATATTAAAAATGGGTAAGTCAAGCGGTCAACAGACCACGACACAAAAGGTCGAATTACCCCAGTGGGTTCAAGACGCTGGGCAGAAGAACCTTGCTGCCGCTTATCAGGTTTCTGGCAACATGATGGGGCCGTATTCCGGCCAACGTGTCGCGGGGATGACGTCCGGTGCCCAAAACGACATCAACGCTATTCAGAATAACGTGGGATCAACCAACCCCGCTTTTGCTTACGCGCAAGGCGCGGCAGGTAATCTAACGAACTATCAGCCCGGTCAAGTCAATGCTGGGTCGCTCGCTGGAACTGATCTTTCGTCCTATATGAACCCCTACACCCAGAACGTCATCAATTCCGGCTTACAATCGCTGGATGTGCAGCGCCAGCAGGCTTTGAACGGTATTGGCGATCAGGCGATCAAGACAGGCGCGTTTGGTGGTTCCCGTCAGGGTATTTCCGAAGGTATTACCAACGCGGCGAGTTCCATGCAGGCGGGGCAGCTTGCGTCAAACCTGATGAACCAAAACTTCATGCAGGCGCAGGGCGCGGCGACAAATGACATCAATCGCAACTTTCAAGGCCAATTGGCAAATCAGCAAGCCGGTCTGCAAGGGGCGGGGCTCAATCTATCGGCGGCAAACTCGCTTGGTAATTTGGCCGCTCAAGGACAGAACTCTTTTCTTCAAGGAACGGGCGCTGCGTTGGCGGGCCAAGGCGCGATCCAACAGCAAAACCAAGGACAGCTCGACGCCCAGCACCAATATTACAATGAACAGCAGCAGTTCCCGCTTCAACAGCTTCAAATCCCGCTGCAAGCATTGGGCATGACGCCGTACGGTTCGACGACAACTTCTTCGACGCCGACGAGCGGCAATTCGTTTTTGTCGGGAATAGGGGCATTGCTTGGCGGGTTTGGTTCGCTTGCACCGTTCTTTGGTGCGTCAGACGAACAAATGAAAACCGACGTGCAAAAGATGGGTAAAGACCCAGTGTCAGGATTGGACCTGTACGCTTACCGGTACAAGGGTGATCCGAAGTCCTATCCGAAAGTCGTTGGCCCGATGGCACAGGACATTGAGAAAAAGTATCCCGATCAAGTGGTCGATGTGGGCGGGCGCAAAGCCGTTAATTTGGGCTTTGGGCCAATGGCAAAGGCTTTTAAATAATGGATCACCGTCAACAGTTCTTTGCCATGATGATGCCACACGCGCTTGCCGTATCGCAAGCGACGGGGCTTGATCCGCGTTTGGTTATCGCGCAGAGTGCTTTGGAAACTGGTTACGGACAACACGCACCGGGTAATAATTATTTCGGCATTAAAGGTTCGGGTCAAAACCAAAATACTGTTGAATATGATTCAAACGGCCAACCTTATTCTACTTCCGCCAGTTTTCGCCAATACCCAGATGCGACTTCTAGTGCGCAAGATTACGCGACGTTTTTAAAAACGAACCCGCGTTACAAAGATATGTTATCTGCGGGGGATATGCAGGGGCAGTTGGCAGCGCTGGGTAAATCTGGTTATGCCACCGATCCTAATTATGCCAATTCAGTTGGTAAAATCGCCCAAAATATTCAAATTGATCCGGCGGTAAAAGCAACTGCATTTCCACCCGCGCCTATTGCGGATGCCGGTACTTCAACACCATCACCTTCTGTTCCTCAACAAACTGCACAATCTCAACCACCAAGTATGTGGGGCTTGCTGCAAGACCCAAAATTCCAAAAAGGTTTTTCTGGGTTGGCGTCATTGCTTTCCCCACCAGCGGAAGATATGCCACAATTACCAACGCCGTATATACATCGGCCAGAAATGTATCGTAATCAAATGTTCGCGGGGCTTTTAGGATGAGTGAAGCATATCCAACCGGCTATAACCCTTCGGCGGTTGTGGCGCAGGCGCAAGCCTACGCACCACAAGCCGCGCCGTCATTTCCACAAATGACACCCGGTTCGTCGCCTTATTACGGCCCGACGCACGCTGCGTTATCACAGGCATTCCAAGCCGCTTTGATGCAGCAAATGGGGGGCAACGGTTTGCTTTCGCAAGTTACGCCGCAGCAAATGGG